CCCAGTCGCCCCACATGTCATCCCGGGAATCCGGGGATTGGTTCCGGTCGGATGGCTCCCGCGCTGTCATACCGTCATCACGTGACGCCGTTTCGCCGTCGTCTTGTCGTGCCGGTATCCCTGTACCCTTTTCAGCCGCTATGCCGTGGTCACGTCCCAACGGTTCGACGTTGGCACGTTCCGCCTGTACACCGTTGGATGTGGCGGCATCAGGGGCGTCATGCCGGGCTTCCGGCTCGTCGAGGTCGCCCCACGGATCATCCAGGTCTATTTCGGGGTATTCGCCGCGACCTGCGTCCGACGTTGCGTCGTGTCCACTGTCTGCCGTGTAGCCGGCATGACGTTCCGCCGGTTCCACGGTATCCCGTCGTTCCAAGGAAACGGCATCACGTTGTTCTGATGGCACGGCGTCATGTTGCGCCGGGGCATCGGCGGGACGTTTCACCGTAATGCCGGTGTCACGTTCAGCCGTTGAGACATCACGACGTGACGCCGGTTTCCTGTGGCCACGTGTGACAGGGGAGCCGTCATGCTGTTGCGCCGTCCCGCCGGTGTGATGTCGCGACGACATGCCGCCTTCCCGTCGAACCGTTTCACCATCATCCCGTGACGACGTTCCACCGGCATGACGTTCCCACGTGCCGCCGTCTCGCCGGTCTTCCGTTTCGCCGGTGTCGGGCATCAGCAGGGAATCATCCAGCTCATTGCTTCCCGTGAGCCAGTCGTCGGCCATGTTTTCGCCTCCTCCAATCAGTATGCTACATGCCCTCTTGTGCGGACAGGCGGGCGACCGTCCTCAAGGAGTCGAGGGCGCTCACATGCTTGGCATCCACACCCGCCTCTATCAGCTTGCTCGCGTGGGCCGCCGCAGCGGCGCCCTTCAATGGGGCGTCACGGTCGCCCACGTCGCGCCCGTCCTCTCCGAACCCGTCCGTCGGGAACCCGTCGCCGGGATCGTCCTTGCCCCCGTACATGCTGCCGTCGTCCGGTTTCTCCGCGACGGCCGGCACGAGGTTGAGGATGTCGTCCCATGACAGGTGGCCGGCGTTGTCGTCGCCCTGCGGCGGGCGGATCCTTTCGATCCGTTCCTTGAGGATGTCCGGGTAGGTGAGCCCCTTCTCCTTGTCCTCCTCGTACAGGCCCTTGTACACGAATGGCAGCTGGTTGGGAAGCTCGGCGACGCCACATCCGATGGCGACGCCCTCCTCCATGAGGTTGGCGGGCAGCCGCGGGCAGTCCTTGTTAGTGAACACCGCTTCGCGGATGTTGTCGGCCGCGTTTCCGGGGAGGATGGGGGACAGGTTGTTTCGGACGGACGGGTCGAGGCCGTTGGGCGCGCTGGGCGTCTGCGCGGCGTACAGGAAGAATATTCCGGAGGCGCGGGCTATCTGCGATATCTTGCGCAGGAGGATGAAGCTCTTAGCATGGAGGGCTTTCTCGTATTTCGCGGCGATCTGGTCGGGGTTGTCCTTGTCGAGTCCGGGCAGGGTGACCGGCGAAGCCCATTGGGCGATCTCATCGCAGGCGAGAAGTATTGCATGGTTCTCATCCTTGGTCTGCTGGTCGAGCTCGAACCAGTTGCTCTTGCCCATGCGTTCGATCATCATGGCCCGCGAACTGCACAGGTTCATGATGTGCTGCAGGACGGCGCAGCAGCTTTCCTCGCTGTCGCACCCATACCCTTTGTCGATGACGTAGGATCGGCACCACTTGAAATCATTGCGTTTGAGGATGCTGTCGCATAGGGCGAGGTCGCATCCGGCAACGAGGGCCGAGTAGATGATGTTGTTGATGATGACGCTCTTGCCGTTGCCGCTCTTGCCGGCGACGATCAGTCCGGGGGACTCCTTGAAGTCGACGCACGCCCAGTCTCCCGTCTCGCGTCCCTTGTCCGGCAGTTTCATGCCGAAGTAGATGTGCCGCATGTCGGGCTTGTCCCACAGCTCCTTCGGGAGGCTGATGACCTTGGGGAACGTCGGGGGAGTGCCGGGGTAGACCATGATGACGCCGGTCTCCGGGTTGGCTTTGAAGAACCATCCCTTCTTCCCGATGGATTCGACGGCCTCCTGCATCTTCTTGTCATGCGCCGACGCCTGGTAGGTGACGACGCCCTCCTTGAGTTTGAGACGCCACCCGTTCTCCGGGGTACGGCTGATGCGCAGGTTCCACGGCTGGATCTTGAACACGTTGGCGGCGAAGATCTGTCGCGCCGCCGTGGTCTTCTCGTCGAGCTGCTGCATGAGGACGAGGCATTCCTTGCTGCTGATGCGCACGAAGTCCACAACGCTGTACCCCTCATATTTCTGCTGGTGTTCCAGATCGTCGACGAGGTGTTTCTGCGCTGCGGGGCCGGAGCATTCGCTGGCGCTGAGCTTGAGCCCTATGGTGCCGTCGTTCAGGTCGGCTGAGTCCATATCCATGGGCGCGATGATCGCGTAACGGTTGTTGGGGTCGACGCTGTAGACGCTGTATCCCTCATACTCGTGGTTCTTGGCCGCCTTCTCCTGGATGAGGACGGTGAGCTGCATCATGTCCTTCGGATTGGTCTTGTCGAATCCGTCGGGGAAGAACTTGCCGAGAGGTATTTTCCTGAGTGCCCCGCTCAACGGTCCGTCTCCTTTCCATCGATGTCGGTTCTTAGCTGCCTGACCGCTCCCGTATTATCTTCGTATGCACCCCAGCCGAACGGGGTGCGCATGTCCGCCTCCGTATTGACGATCATGGTGGTCGCGTGCGAATGGTTGCTTTTGCGGATCAGGGGGGTCACTGGCGCGGCTCCGAGATGGACGTGCGTGGCTTCCTCTCGAAGCCGTGCGGCCAGGTAACGTCCCATGGTGCGCCGGTTGAGTCCTCGTCCGGTGAGGATGACAGCCATGCCGGTCTGCCGGGCCTGTCCGATGATTCCGTTGAGCAGCACGCTGATAGTATTGTATGCTCCGCATGGACGCTCGTCGCTGACTTCACCCTGGGTCATGGCGTCGAAGTCGTCGAACACAAGCAGCAGCGGCCGGCGTGCGGGCGCGTCGGTTTCCGTGGGATGCCCGGACATCCTGCGCCGCTGTTCGGCCTGCGCCCGTTCCAACAGTTCGATGATCCTCGCGTCGTCCCCGTAATCGAGGTTCATGATGGTGGGGGAGGGAAGCGGAACGCCCTGCCTCCCCAATCGGGTGACGCTGGCTCCGTCCCGCTGGGCTTCGAGCATGATCCGGTCGACGAACGTCGTCTTCCCGCGACCCTCATGGCCGGTGACGGTGAGTGTCGGAGAATCCTTCGTATCCCAGATGATTCGGTTGCCCCGCTGGTCGTGTCCCAGATCGATTTCCAATGCGTGTTCCTTTCCTTTGTTCACCAGTCGACCTCTTTGATGTCGTCCGGCGACTCGTCCTTGTTGTTGAGCAGGCTGTCGATCTCCTCCGCGTCGACCTGCTCGCTCTGGGTTGTCTGCGTGTTCTGGTTGTTGAGGAGGTTGGCGAGTTCGTCATCGGATAGTTCGCCGTACCGTTCGGCGGCTGCGGGCATGAACGGCGAATAGTCGATGGGATGGGGTTTCGGATGGTCTCGGAACAGTTCCGCCAGCGCGTCCTGCCCTCCCGAATACCATGTCTGGACTGCGAGGAGTTCGCCCTGCGCGGTCTCGAACATGCCTCGTCCCTGGGGTATCCGCCCGCCTTCGCCCTTCAACGACTGTCGGAGCCGGTTCGCTTCCCGCAGGTTCTGCTGGCTGATGACTCCGGCTGTGGAGTCCATGCCCAGGAGGATGCGTCCGAGCGAACGGAACAGGGCGTCGGCGTTATACGGTTTCATGTCGTCCATGGACAGTCGTTGGGCGCCGAGGATGACGCTGATACCCGCGGTTCGTCCCTGTACGACGATCTTTCCGAGCGCGCTCATGGTCCGTCGTATCGAATTGTTCGTCGCGGACACGGACGCGTTGTCGTTCGCCAATTGGATGTCACGGTTCGGGTTCTGCGTGGTCTTGCCGGCCTCCTGCAGGTAGGAGTTGAACTCGTCGAAGAACAGGTCTATCGGCCGGACGTGCTCCAGCTCTTCGGGCGAGAGCATGGAACGGTCGAGCTCGTAGATGCTCGCGGCCCCGTATTTGCTGAGCAGTCTCACCCTTTGCGCCATCTCGTCGCGTAGCCACGCGATGACCGCTTCGGTCTCGCGCATCTGCCCGAGCCCCACGAACGCCAACGCCAACGGTTTCGCCCACCGGGTGAAATCGATGCACCCCTTTGACGGGTCGATGAGGATGATGCCATGCCCTTTGAGCAGTGCTTCGGCGACGATGATCTGCGCGGCGGATGATTTTCCGGTGCCCGGCTTGCCGCTGACGAGCAGATTGTACGTGTCTTTCACGTTCCAATAGACTGGGCTTCCCATATCGTCCACTCCGAAGGGGAACATGCGTGGTTCCGCCGCGCGGGCGAAATCCCAGTCTGCTTCGACCATGGTGGGGAAGGGGCTGCGCTTGGCGAGCACCATGTCGTATCGTGTCGCGCCATGCTCCTCGCCGCGGGGGAGGATGCGCCCGTACCCGTATCCGGCGGCCGTCATGAACTTCCCGATATTATGCTGCGGCTTGTCCACGTCCAGTCCGGCGGGAATGTCGAACCTGGCGAGGAGCACGTCGTGATTGCGGGGGAGGGCGCCCAGCTTGACGACCTTCGGGGTGCGTCCCGCGCTGTCGGTTACTCCCGCGTCTCCCCATGCGTCGGACAATGCCAGCTCGATCAGGAGCTTCTGCATCTGGCGTCTGCGCCAATGGGGGAGGTCTTCGACGCCGAGATGCGGGTCCCTGCACAGCCACAGGCTCGCCATGTCGGCTTTCTGCCAATCCCAGTACACGTGGGTCGCGCCGACCGCGGATTCCACGCGGGCCGCCTGCTTGCGCACGTCCATGACGGTGCCACCGCGATCCAAATGGAATTTGACGCGCCAGATCGCCACGTCACGCCCCTCCTGCGTGCACGAGTCGATGGTTGCGCCGGTCTTCGCGGGGAGCACGTCAAGCAGCGCCTTGAACACGATGCACTGCGCGTACTGGCGTATGTGCGGCTGTCCTCCGGTCAGGTTCTCGATGCGTGTGGGAGCCGCGCCGTCGGCGGTCAGCAGGTAGCCGGACTGGTCCTCGCCGATGACGCCCACGTATCGGGCGTCCGGAGCGAGCGTGGAGAGGTCCAGTCGCGCGTAGTCCGCCGCCGTGGACGGAGGGGTGAAACGGAGAGGCAGTATGCGCAGCGTCCAACCGCCGTCGCAGTCGAGCTCCTTTTCCCCGTCGTACAGTCCGATGGGCGCCGGGAGCTTGTTGCCGATCAGGTCGCTCCACGTGGACTGGTCGGACTGGCAGCGTCGGGAGACGCTGATGTAGTCGGCGAACGGCTTCTTCAACGTCATGCCGTCCGGTCTCCAACGGTTGCCCTTGTCGGATAGCGGGGTGTCAGGTTCGGCGACGAGGTGGAACGCAAAGGTCAGGTCGGCGAATACGGGCAGGTGCAGTGTCTGGTCGGGACCCCAGTCGCCGCCGAGCCAGTCGAAGCCGATCTTGTCGATGGGGTCGCCGCCCGATGGGGGAGTGTGGATGAGCAGCAGCCATGCGGCCTTCTCCCCGTCGGCGCTCACGTCCTTCGCTTCGGTCAGCGGCGCGCGCTTGTTCCAGATGAGCGCGGTCCGCGCGTACGCGATGTCGCATACCAGGGTCGCTAGCCCCTCGCCAACGTCGCGCCTGCCGATGGAGGGGATGCTGGACTCGTCGCGGCCGAGTGCGAGACGGAAGCTGGACGGGTCGAACTGGAACGCGCCGGCCTTGCGCTGACGCGCCGCGAGCAGGCATGCGAAACTGTATCCGTCGGCCGCGGTGACCGCCTTGACTTTCTCGACGCCGGTCTTGAACACGTCGTCGACGCTGCGTTTCTGACCGTCCTGCGAGCTGATCGTGATACGGATGACGGTTAACGGGTTCTGCGGATCCCCCTTATGGTCCACTTGGGTGACGTACGCTCCCTCCCATGCTTTCCGCAGGTCACTGCCTGACGCCCACTTGTCCACGAGCTGCTGTGTGTCCACGAGATCATGCCAGTACTGTGACTGGGGTTTGCGGGCGCGCAGCCACACGATGACGAGGAACAGCATGGCCGGGAGCGCGATGACGGCCGGAAGCGACATGTGCCCGATGTCTTCGGCCAGCCCGCGCATGAAGAGGAACAGCAGGAAGGCAAGCAGAATCAGGCTCGGAGCGCAAGCCAGGATCCTTTCCGAAACGGAACCGTGTTTCAGGAATCCGGGAACGGACACGCCCTTGTACACGTGCCTGCGGTCGGCCGCACGGTCGCGCCAGCGGATGAAGCCCATCATGCATGGGAACGCGGCGAGCATGTTCACGGCCAGCACGATCATTCCGGCGGAGCCGGGTGTCGCCAGCACGCCGACTGCCCAGCCCATCCACCATGAGACGCGCCGGACTTCCAGCCAATCCTTGTTGGGGATGATCCCGGCGAGCATGTCCTTCCACCGATGGTATGCGGTCATGTCCCTGGGGTCGGGCTGGTCGGTTTTGCGTCCCGAACGCGGCTGGGGGAAACGCGCGGTCAGCCCGCCGAGAAGCATACCGATGAGAAGGAACGGCATGACCGGCAATCCCACCCACCATGCGATCGGAATGATGAGTACGGGTATGGCGAACCACGCCCCTGCCAGAATGGGTTTGGCCTGTCGTGATCGTGCCCTGCTTCGTCGTCTGTATGCCACAGCCAATACATTAGGCGACGGTTAAGGTAAAACAAAATACGTTTAAAAATGTTTTCTGATTTATACGATCAGCGAAGTAAATGGTAGCGCTGATACTGGGATTTCTTTGTTGTCTTGGCGTGTCTATGGGCATCCACGCCGAAACGTGACCGGGATTTGGCGGTCGGCGGGAGTTTGGGCTTGCCTTGTCGTGCCTTGTTGGCTTAGCGTTGCAGTTAGCAAAGGCAGCAAGCGTCATTGAACATGAAACGTATTGGAGGTGGTTGAGATGATGGCTTTGCTCGCAATGGTAGGTTTCACGATCCTGGTGATCATGACTGCGATCTTCCTGCTGATGTTCCTGTTCTTCGGATCCCCGGCCGGAATCAAGTTCACGGAGATCTTCAACTGGGCTACGACCAGCGGCGTCGAATCGGTGTGGAACATCGGTTTCACCGCACTGCTGCTGCTCATCCCGGTCGCGATCCAATTCGGCATCTTCATGCTGAGCCAGCTGATCAGCCGTGACTGGCTGCGTTTCCTCGCAGCGCCGGTCATCTACCTGCCGGTCGCCTGGTTCGTGTTCGACGCGACCCGACAGTACGAATACTTCCAACACAAGTGGATCGTCGCCGCGGCATTGCTCCTGTACGTGGTTCCCATCATCGGCTCCTGGCTGTGGATCATCAACGACTCTTACCGGCGGATCAAGGCGTCCCGCTAGCCGAGTTGGGTTTTCGCCTCGTCGATTACCTGCTGCAGTTCGTCGCCGACCTTGATGTCCTCCATGTAGTAGTACGCGCTGCGCCACTGGCTTGAGTTCGTCTTGCGTTGGGCGGCGCTCACCTTCACGCTTCCCTGAACCCATTCTCCGCTCTCGTCGCGGGTGAATCGGATGATGGCTGTTCGGGCGAGCACCTGCGTGCCGTCAGTCTTATCCAAGATCAGCTGAGGGTCGAGCTTCCTGATCACTTCGGCGGTGCGATGCGTGCTGTCAGTCGACTGGATCATATGCTTCCTTCCTTGTCGCGTAGATGAGGTTCGAACCGTGCCCGCGCATCACGCTGTCGCGCAGCGGGATGGGGCGCTTGTATCCGCCGTTGCGGATGGATGCGGCGAACTCGTATTCTTCGAACGGGAATCCATGTCCGCTGGTCACGTCGTCCAACTGCACCCACCGGTTTCCGGTGTCGGCGCAGGCTTCCGGCATGGTGTACCGGCTGTCCGTCGGGGGTTGCTTGTCGTCGCCGACATCGTGGATGTCTCCCATGAGCCAGTCGTCGTCGGTCGTCCAGATGATGAGCCGTTGGCACATTTTGAGGTTCATGACGCTTGCCCCGTTGAATCGGGTGAGGAGGTGCCCGTCATGGTTGTGCGCGTGGCCGGCGAGCGTGTGGATGTAGTTGGCTCCGTCGCCGGGCTGCCAGTTGTAGCGTATTTCCGTCTTGTGGTCGGCGCGGACGTATTCCCGGCCGACCTGTCTTTTGATGCCGCTGAGTCGGCGGAATGCGACGCGCTGTCCGGCTGTTTTCCGTGTTTTCACGGGGTCACGTCCTTTCCTTCTTGTGCAGACATTATCAGTGTATCACGTCATGCGATTGGGTGCGATGATGCTTCGGGTGCCCATGCTCACGCCTCCTTACGGCGAACGGGAATGCGTTTCGCTTGGATGCCGCTGAGCACGATGGCCGCAAGCGTGCAATCCTCGTCACAGGTCAATGCCTGCAATGCGATGCTTGCGGCGTTCGAGGCACCGGCCAGCCATGACACGTATGCGATGATGGCGAGCGGCTGGGCGCCGAACTGTTCGGGGGCGGCGGCCATGTCGGAAAGCATGTCAAGGGCCGTGTTGAACCGGCCGTTTAACCACGGGGTCTTGCCGTCGGCCGCGTTGCCGAATGACATTGCGAGCAGCGCGCTCATACGGGCCTTGTTCTCCTTGTCTTTCGGGTACGCCGCGAATCCGATCATGTCGGCCGTGCTGATCGTGGAGTCGATGATGCTGGCGATCATCGCGTCGCGGACGTTAAGGTTGCCGCGCATGAGTGCGGTGAGGCGGCGCTTGGTCTCGTCGCTGGTTCTGTCGGTTTCGCTGTCGAGGCTGTACATCCACGCATCGAACAGTGGCTTGCACCATCGTTCGGTCGCGGATTCAGTGCCGTGCTCTTTGGTGTCCTGCCTGTACTGTTCGGCGGTGCGCTGGTATTCGTCTGTCTTGCTCATTTTTCCTCGCTCGCTCTTCTGTGTGGACATTTTCAGTATATCACGTGGGGTGTTGTTGTCAACCAACCCGCAAACCCGCTTAGAATCAGAACCACCCCCGACAGTAAGGAAAAACCATGGACAGGAAAAAGGCAATCGCCGCCATCCTCGCGATCATCCTCCTCGTCGCCGGCGTCATCGCATGGTCGACATGGCGCAAGCAGGTCACCCGACAGCAACAGGAGGAAACCCGATCCGCCATCGCACGGCAACGCCGCAACAACGCTAAACCCAAACCCGCCATCACCAGCCAGCAGGCGGCGGAATACAAGCAGACCGCCATCCAGTTCGAGAAGACAAGCCGCGAATGGGGCACCGACCCGCAGACGGCCGTCAGCGACACGAACGCCGGACAGGACACCAACACGGTGCTCAACCGGCTACGCACCCCCGCGACAATGAACCCGGCCACACTCGACACGGTGTCATCCATCAAACGCGACAAGGACACGGGCCCCGACGCGCCAAGCCCATACTGCGACGGCACCCAGCCGACCGTATGCGCCATGACCCCCACCATGCTCGACTACTGGAGGAACCAGGCATGGATCCTCGGAGCCCGCATGGACGGCACACCCGACACGACAGTCAACGACGACGGAACCATCGACATCAAAGGGCGCATGAAAGTCGTCATCTGGGGAGACACGCAGGACGCACCCGCCTATCAGAGCGACGACGGCACATGGTGGAACTTCACGCCGGTCACCGGCTACGTCAGCTACGCGGACACGCTCACCATCGGCGCGGACGGCCGGGTGAGCCGTCGCGTGGAGAACCTGGACACCGACTTCATCATCGACCCATGGTACGAGACATGGGACTCGAACCCCATGGGAAGCACCTCACGCCTGACGGGGCGAGCACAGGCGAGTATCCCCTTGAAGGGCGGCGTGCCGTCACTGGGCATGAACCATGATCCGAACGTGGGGGTCGTCAAAAACCTCAACGTCATGCAGGGCGGACAGTGGGCGAGGATATTCTCTGAACACTCCGAAAGGATGCAGCAGAGCGAAGGCGACAACAGCTACTAGCCGGGGATGCCCGACGGAAGTCAGCCTTCCGAGCCGCTGGCCTCCTTCTGGATATTGGCCCAATGCTTGTTGCGGAAGAAGTACACGTTGCCGGACTCCATCTGGTTTTTGGTGCGCCACCGGTCGCCCTCATAGCTGTTCCAGCAGCCGTCGCCATCCCAGCCGAAGCAGGGCGGCACGTTGTTCACGTTCCCCTCGCTCATGCGCACCTTGTAGCCGGACGGGTCGGACTTGACCTCCTCGATGATAACGATGTGGTTCGTCCACCCGGCGGCCATGTCGCCGGGATGCGGTGTCCGGTCGACGGTCCAGTCCGGGTCGTCCATGAGGTTGATGGGTATGTCCTTCGCCCTGGTGTGCATGCGGATGTTGGGCACGTCCCAGTTGGTGAGCGTGCTGCCTTTCTTCGTCCAGTCCAGCCCGTAGATCATGACGGCGCGGGTCATCGCGTACCAGGTGCATTGGTAGCCGTTGTCGTGCACGGTCTCATACCAGTGGTAGCCGCCGTAGTCGTGGGGGTTGCACACCTTCATCGCCTCGCACATCCAGTCGAAGTTGCCTCGTTTGGCGGGCGCGTCGCCGATCTTGCCGTACACGGCGCCACTGTCGTCGGTTCCGCATGACGCCTGCTGCACGCTTCCGTCGCCGCTCTCGTCATCCCAGGTGGTGCCGTCGTTGTTGGAGCCGTCCTGGAAGTTCTTCAGATGCGTGTTGTCCTTGGTCTTGTCGGGAAAGGTGATGTCCTTGAGTCCCTTGTCGTACCAGTATTGTGCGCTTCCTGTGCGTTTCTCCTCGGCCCATTCGCTTGGGCCGGGTCCTTCGAAGCCGAACAGCCATGCCATCGCCGCGGTCTTCGGGTCGCCGGTGGTCTGCCATGCGCGGAACAGGCGGGTTCCGGCCTTCGCGTTCGGAGCCTTGTATCCGAGGCTCTGATAGTTGGAGAGACGTCCGGCCCCGTCCATCCACCGTGATGTGTTGGAGGGGACGGCGACGAGTTGCGCGAGGACCTTCACCTGCCCGTCGAGGTCGCTTATCTTCGTGTCCTTCAGTCCTATGGAGTCCATTTCGGTGCGCAGCTTCGATCCCGGATTCCATTGGGCGATGCCGTATGCGCCGGAGGCCGGGTTCTTCGCCGTGGGCAGGAACTGGCTTTCCTGTTCGAGGTTGCCGAGGATGCCGGCCACGCCGGCCTTGGACACGCCCGCGTCGGCGAGGTCCTTCGCTATCTTCAGCGCGTTGTCGCTGGGTTTCGACGGCTCGGTGTACCCGTCGCCCTCGGTCTCGTCCGTGTCGCTCACGCAGCTTGCGCTTGAGGCTTCGGCGTCACCGCCTTTCTGCGTGGAGATGGTGGTCATCATGCCGCTGATGGCCGCGCTGATGCCGAGCACCGTCATCACCTGGAACAGGACGGTCGAGATCATGGCTACGGCGGCGATCTTGAGCCCGATGTTCGATTTGCCCACGGGGGAGGCTCCTTCTCAGCGTTCGAGGAACGGCTTGAACTGGCGGTCGATGAACACGTTGTATTCTCCCTCCATGATCTCGGCGGCTTTCTTGCCGTCCTCGATGATCGCGTTCGGGATTCTGGTCTCGCCCCATGTGCTGAACAGGAGTTCCAGAGGCCGGGTCTCCTCCTTGGGATGCTGCATGGCGAATCCCAGCAGCCGAGCCTGGTTCAGGGTCATTAACGGTTTCACCGTGTCATGGGCCCAGCTGGCGGCCGCCTCCCACACGTCGGGGTCGATGTCCACCGGGTCGGTGACCTCATAGGCGAGCAGGTCGCCGTCATCCTCCCGCATGACGCCCGTGGCCGTGTATGCGGCCACCATCGTGAGGGCGAACTCGTTCGGATCGGTGTCCGCGTCCGGCTCATGCCCTTGGGGCACGTGCAGCAGCGGGTATCCAAGCACGGTCTCGTTCGGGAACCGTTCGTCGCCTTTCAGGATGAGGAGGGGGAGGCTGATGGCGGGCGTGAACAGTACGCGGTCGTCCGGACTGCCTCCCGGCACCTCGATCAGGCTTGAGGCCGCGTCGCGGATGCGCTGCAGGTAGACGCTGGGGCGTTCCGCCAGCAGGGGGAGCGGACTTGCGAATCCCTTGAATAGCAGTGGCTGCTGATGTCCTTCCGATTCGTTATTGTTGCCCGTCTCCCGGTCGTCGCCGGTTTGGTTTCCGGTCAGGGGCGTGCCGAACATGTCCGTGTAACTCATACTGCTGTCTCCATTCTGATTGTCTGGTTCTCCTTGGCTTTTTCGCGGGCGATCTTGTCGGTCGCGGTGGTGGATATCTCCTTGAGAAGGTCGGGCGGTATGACTATTTCGACCGGTACGGGCTGTTTGGATCCGTCGATGAAATAGGCGACGGCGCCGCGGACGGTCTTGCCCTTCTTGACGAGTCGTCTCAGGCTCGCCCACTGCGGCTCCTTGTTGTCCTTCGTGTCGTCCAACGCCATGCGGCGGCGCATCTGTCCGCTGGAGTCCTCGACGTGGAGGAACCGTTCCGCGGCCTTGGCGAGGCTCACGTTGCCGTCCACTTCGGGCGGGTCGTCGAGCGAGAGGATGAATCCGCGGCTGACGCCGCCGTTCATGCCCGCATCGATGAACTCCTGCGTTTTCTGGCTGGCGAACACCGGGGTGAAACGGCGGGATCGTGCCGTTCGCATCCATTCCTCGACGGTGAGGCTCGCGCCCTTGCCCTTGCCTCCAAGCACCCATGCCTCGTCGACGCCGACCATGCCGTCCCTGCCGGCTATGGAGGCGCCGGAACCCAGCACGATCATGCGCAGCATCCACTGTTGGAGGCGTCCGGTGGCCGTGTTCTCCGAACCGGCTTCGGGGATGAGCGAACGGTTGCCGGCGTTGATCAGCGTGAGGTTCTGGCTGGTGCGCAGGGGGTCGATGTCGTCGCTCATGCCGAAGATCAGGCGCATGGGCTGGAAACTCTTCAACGCTATGCGGATCTGACGGTACACGTCGAGACAGTTGTCAGGAAGGTTCAGCGCGTCGATGTCCCCGCCGCCCTTCATGGTCTGGGCGTAATCGTGCGCGGCCTTGGCTATGGCGGTGCCGGTGACTTTCGCCCCGTGCTGGATGCCGTAGGTCAGCATGGCGGCGATGGCGATCTCAAGCGAGGCGTCATCACTGTTCGGGTGCAGGATGTCGGACAGCATGATGGCGGACAGCTCCTTCGCCCGGTCCGCGTTGTCCATGACCATGAACGGGTCGAACATGCCGTCCGACAGATCGGAATCGACGCGGATGACCTGGCCTCCCGCGGCCCGTGTGGCGTCCTCGAAGTCGTCTCCCGACTTGGGGTTGATGAGGATGCATGGGGTGAACCCGCCCTCGCGGGACCTGATTCTGGACCATTGGATAAAGAGGCTCACCAGCAGCATGCTCTTGCCGGAGCCCGTACGTCCGGCGATGACGATGCCGGGCGCGCGATCCTGATCCTGTACGGTCGTCGTTCCCACATAGACCGGCTGACGGTTCGCCTCGGTCATCCCGACCAATGCACCCCAGTCGTCGCCGGCGCGCGCGAAACTGCTCGCCCCGGCGCCGGTGATGCAGGTCGCCGACCAGTGCATCTCATAGGGGGTCATGCGGATCGGGGAGCATGCCTGCATGCTTTTGAACGCCATCAGCTGCTCGTTCGCGGTCGTCAGGTTCGTGAACTCCAGGCGGGGGATGCGGGACAGGGAGTCGACCGCCATCTGCGAGTTGCCTGCGACACAGGCGGCCACGCTCAGGTCGAGGATGGTCGGGGGCATGTCGGGGGACTCGTAGATCGACTTCTTGTAGTCGAGGAGACGCTGTATCTCCTTCATGTCTCCTGTGGCCTCATGGTTCTTCTCGTACCGGTCCTTGATGGCCTCGTCGATGGTGCGGCTGTTGCGGCGGATTTGGTCGGCGGTCACCTTCGACGGTTCGACCCTTCCGCGGATGCTCACGCCGACCGCGTTCGCTCCTCCCGCGTTGCCCACTTCGAGGAGCTGGGCGAGCCACAGGTTGGAGGGGTCGGAGATCGCGGACTGGGTGAACTCGCTGGACCGGGCGAAGCACACGCTGGCCGGATACTCGTTGGGGATGTTCCAGTCGGCGCAGTCGACCTCCTGGTCGTAGAGCTTTTTCGCGTTACGGCACACGTCTGCGTCGGGGAAGAAATGCAGGTGGTCGTTCTCGGCGATGATGGGCAGTGCGCTGGCGTTCGCGCGGCTGACCCACCATGTCTCCATCATGCTCACGAGCCGTTCCCGTTCCTGGCTTTCCATGACGCTGAACGGTTCGAGGCCGGCGTTGAGCATGATCCTTTCGATGATGTGCGCGTCGGGCAAGTATTCCTCGAACATGGGGCACCCGTTGGCGATGCTGTAGCTCATGCGGTCAAGCGACTTCATGCCCCGCTGCATGAGTGTTTCGCCGCGCGGATGTCTGCCCGATCCGGCCAGGTTGAGGGGAACGCCGATGACGGCGAACTGCTTGCGGGTTTTCATGCCGCGGTAGTAGTAGTTCTGGTATTCGCCCAATGGCTCGTCCCTCATCAGGGATGGGGCCGCGTAGGGTACGGGCATGCTGCCTGCGAGCAAGTGAAACTCCCGGTATTCGCTTTTGAGCAGACTGCGGTATCGCATTCCGGCGACGGTGACCTGCGCGGCGAGCCCGTCAAAGAACGCCATGATCTGGTCCGCGACCTCGCGGCGCTTGCTGTCGTTGGCGCCGTCGATCAGCGCGGCGCTCCATGGGATGTTCGCCCAGAGCCACACCGTCCTGTCGGGTGTGGCCGCGCGCAGGAGCCCGTATTCGCTGGCCGGGCTGATGAAGCTTTCTGGACGATAGATACTGCCTTTTGACATATTCCCTACTCTAGGCGAGTTGTCTGTATCGTCCAAATATGTTTGTCAGACGTTGAATCGCAAGGATTCCCAGGATTCATCCCACGAGATACACTGTGAAGCTCCGCGCAGAATCCGGCCTTGTCAGGAGTTTCGGGCGACCGTGTTGGCCTGGGTCATGGACATGGCCTCGTCGATTTTCCGCTCCAGTTCCGGCGTCAGCATGAGATCGTCCGCGTAATGGAACGCCTTGCGCCACAGGGTGCTGTCCCTGGAGCGCCGCAAGGCCACGGACCCCTTGTACGATTGGAGGCGGAAACCACGCCCCCCATCGTCGGCGTACAGGCGCAAAGCCCTCACCAGGACGGGAGTCCCGTCATTCAGGGTGGACTCCAAGGGCGGGTCCAGTTTTATGATGATGTCGGCGGTGACCGCCCTCAGTTCCGTCATGATTCCACCCGCTTCCTCGTGATGAACATGCAGCTGGTTCGTGATCCGGCGATCACCTCGTCCAATGGTCTCGGATCATCGTCCCATTCCTGCGTGCACAGGATGTAGTCCCTCAACGGGAACCCGACGCCGGTCGTTATCTGGTCGACCTCGACCCACCGGGTCGCCTTCCGGTCCAGTATCCCCCTGGGCGTGGTGTATCCGGCGGAGGACACCATGCCGCGCCGGTAATGGTCGCCGATGGCGTGGATCCGGCCTTGGAGGTATGCGCGTTTCTCGTCGTCGACGTAGAGCATGAACCTTCCGCTGAACCGCATGCTTTCGAGGCTGGCTATCCAGTTGAACGGGATGAGAGCTCGGCCGCCGTTCTTCTCCGCGTGCTCGCGGATGATGTCGATGATCGTCCGGGATGTGCGGAGGTTGTAGATGACCCTCGTGTCCTCGCTCAGTTTGACCGTCTTGACGCCGACCGAGGTCTTCTCGCTCATGCGCAAGAGTATCGTCCGCCGGCTTATGAGGCTTTCGTACATCAGTCGGCTCCTTCCTTGGGGATGATCCTGGCGACCGGGATCCGGCCGTTCCGGTAATTGACTTCGCTTAGAGGCTTCTTCTCGGTCTCCGTGACGTACACGTAGTCTGCCGGGGCGAGTCCTTTGAACTGGCGTACGTTGTCGAGCGCGAACCAGAATCTTCCCGGCATCACGTTCCAGGGTTTCGGCCGTCGGTAGGATTCGTCGTCCCATTCCTCCGGGTCGTAGTATTTGCCCGATGCGGCCACGTCGCCGATGAGCATGAGATCGGTCTTCAACGCCCACAATATGATGTGGTCGATGTCCTTCAGCGATGAGGAGTTCTGCATGCTGTACACCCACAGGACGCGGCCGCCGTGGTGGGCGGCGAAGTCGAGGTGTTCGGCGATGACGGCCTTGGGCGGAAAGTAGGGCGCGAACTGCTTGCCGCCGTGGTGCGAGTATCCGATGCGGGTGAGCACCGTGGTCCCGCTGATTGTCTCATGTCCGTTCATGGCTTCATCCTATCATGTGCAGACTTTTTCAGTATCGCACGTCGGAGTGGCGGAAAGCCGCCGCCAATACAGGAACGACGGAATCGGCGCGCGATCCCCGCAGCCAAGAAGACGGTGCACAACACCAGTCTGACCCGTCCCGGCGAAGCCAGAAGAACAACGAAGACGACGCCCGCGACGGCGTACAGGACGCCCGAGCACACCATCGCGGCGAACATGCTCCACGCCTCCCTCGTCTCCCGTTTCCGGGCACGCGCGGCGGCCCGACCGTCAGCATTCATCGCTATCACGTCCTTTCCAGGACGGGTTCTTCTGCCGTTCGCACTCCTCCTTGAGGAACGGATAGGTCTTCGCGATCTCGTCCAACACCATGACCTTCAGCCCGGTCTTCCCCTCGTCGGGAACACACAGGAGCAGCCGGTCGTAGTTGGTCAGCATGTGACGCACGTAGTTGACCGTCCAGCGCTGCTTCGTCCGGCTGTCGGCGCGCTCCTCGCGGCAGTCCGCTACGCTCCGGTTCTTCTGCCGAAGGCTCATGTGCTGGAGCGCGGCCATCTTCCTCAACTGGGTTTCAGGTACGAGCCGGATGCGTATGCGGTCGCGCACCGGTCGTCCGGGCTGGTCAATGCTTGTTTGCCCTGTCATGATGTCCTGCCTTTTTGCCCGACGCCGGCGCGTACCCGTTGAACGAGCATTGGGTGCGGTCCGCGACGTCCAGGGCGAACGGGTCCGTCAGGGGGAGTGGCGTCCACTGTTCGTCCCCCACTGTTTTCACGACGACGTTCAATGGCATCCAATGACCGGTCTTGGGATTGGTGGCTCCCGTGATCGTGGTTTCGACCACGATGGCCGGCTTCCCGTTGATGGTGATGACGGGGCGGAGTCGTTCGCCGGGGTATTGGATGGTGGCGTACTCGGCGACGGGCTTGCCCGTATCGTGTTCTTCCGTCAATGTTCAGGCCCCTTTCCGAAGGTCTCTTTCTTCATGGCCTCGTACACCTGCTGTTCCTGTATTGCGTCGGACAGTGCTCGGTGGGCCTCGTTGTCCGCGATCCCGTAGTAGACGATCAGGTCGGTGACGCGATGGCGCAGTCTCATGGGGTGCAGGCGTCTCACCATTTCCAGCGTGTCCGTCCAGGGATGGTCGAATGTGGTGCCGGCCAGCGAGGCCATCATGTCGAGGAAGCCGATGTCGAACGGCGCGTTGTGGGCCATGACCACGGTTCCGGTGTGCAGCCACCGGTCGAACATGCGGGTCGTCTGGATGACGTCTGGCTGGCCGATGAGCATACGGTTGGTGATGCCGGTCAGCTGCGTGACTTCCCATGGGATTATCGCGCCGGGGTTGATGAGTGTTTCGAACGTGTCGGCGCGGTGTCCGTTGGTGACGCGGACGGCGCCTATCTCGATGGGCATCGCGCCCGTCTTGACGTCGAGTCCGGTCGTTTCCAGGTCGACGACGACGTAATCGGATAGCGGGGCTCGCATGGGGTCCAGTCTGCGTGGGTCCCGGTATGCGTGTCGTGTCCTTTCCGGCATGTCTGTCTCCTATCGGACGGTCGCGCTGGTGTTGTCGCGCGTGCTGTCGCCTGCTTCGAGGATGTGCCGGATGATGTTTACCGCGGTGTCCTGGTCCCAGTCCTGTCCGGCGTATTTGTTGAGGGTCGCGGCCATTGATTCCAGTTCCTTGGGGGTGCGCTGGCGTTTCGCGCCGGCGGCGTAGTTGCGGCGTTGCATGAGTGCGACCTGTTCCCGGTCGAGGAGTGGCATGATGGCGCCTTGGTCGACCGGGTAGCGTTCTTCGAGTTCGTCGGTGAGTATGCTCATTGTCTTCCTTTCTGGATGCGAATACTCTTTTGTGTGGACGTCAACAGTATATCACGTCAGGAGGGTCTTCGAAGGCGGGGACGATCAGCACGACACCACGTAGTCGGGATGCCGCACGCAGTAGTCGCGCACGGACGTCAACCACAGGATCGCCGCCGCCACCGTGGCATGAGAAGTTTCATACCGGTCCACGAGCATGCCGCGGTCCGCGCGCCGGATGGCGGCAAGCGCCTCGGTGATGCGACGCGCAGCCTCGCCTCCGGTCAGACCGTTCAGATCATGCCGTGGGCTGACATGGTAGGCGGCGTACAAGCCGCTCAAGGCGGTCGAAGTCGTGTAGCGCCTGCCTTTCGACTCGCCCCACTCGAAATCGCCTTCACACCCGCACACATCATAGAGGCAGTCCGCGGGGATGTCCCGGCGGGCGACATACAGGTCACCGCTCACTCCGACTCCTCCTCCGCCCTTTGGATACGTTCTCCGATCCACCGCATGACCGGTACGGCCATGCTGTTGCCCAACGCCTTGTACCGTTTCGAGTCCGGCGCGGGCTTGCCCCGATACGGCACATCCGTATACCCGTCAGGGAAGCCCTGCAGCCGTTCGCACTCCACCGGGGTCAGACGGCGCACCGTCAGGCCGGCCGTCTCGTCGTCATCCATGCCGTCTCCTTTCGGGGGGGGGGATGATAGGCACCTGCATGTTGCCCGTGGTGAGCGTCGCGCTCATGTCCGTCTGAACAGCGCGCCTTTCCCGGCGCCTTCCGGCTTGCCGCAACGCACCTGCAGGGTTACGGGAGGCTCAGGATTCACTGCCGTCCCTTCCGACGGATATATGTACGGGTTGGCCTTGAATGCGTGGGCGGTCAACGTGCCCGCGCAATCCTCGTCAGCAGCGGAGTTCACGGCCATGTCCATACGGCACACGTACGTCTGGTTCTTGCCCTGACGGGTGGCCAGGGCGCCGCTGACCGGCGTCTCACGGATCTCGTCCCTCTGGTTCTGGGCGAACGGGAGCACGGCGGGCGCATGATCGGTTTTCAGCGTGGGCGACGTGTCTTCGGATATGGCGAGGCTCCCTGCATGGCCGCTTACGCCTGCGTTCGTGTTGAACGCCACGGCCATACTGTTGTTCGTGTCCAACGTGTCGGCCACCTGACCGTCCTTGACCGGACTGCCGTTGCTGTTCGTGTTCGCGGTCTGCACCGTCAGCACCGCCTGCTGGTTCTGGCCGCTGCCGCCTCGCGCCGCCAAGGTGGGGCTCACGCCATCGGCGGAGTAGACCCGCCGGGCTTGGTTCTCCCCTCTGGTGTGGTTTCCTCCAACGCCCTGATCTGCATCTCCAACGCCGCCGCGAGCCGCTTGGGCAAGGGCTTTCCTCTTCTCCCTGCCCGACGTAAAATCCCACGACAGGCCCTGCTCGTCAAAAAGTACTTCCGCGGCACGCTGGTCTCCAAGATGTCCGACAAGAAACAGACGTTCGCGCCGCTGGGGTACGTCGAAGAACTCCGCATCCAATACTCGCCATGCCAGACCGTACCCGAGCGCATCCATTTCGGACAGGAGCTGCCTGTAAGCCCCCCCCGCTCGCTTGAGAGCGCTCCCGGCACGTTCTCCCAGACAAACCAAGCCGGACGGAGTTCACGTACCGCTCGAATGTACTCGAACATGAGTCCGGATGCTCCGGCGAGTCCTTCTCGTTTTCCGGCGATGCTGAAGGACTGACATGGAGATCCCCCAACAACAATGTCTGCTGTTCCCACATAAGGAGTCCAATCCACTTTTGTGATGTCCCCGAGATTCGGGACGTTCGGATAATGGTGTTTCAGCACGGCGCTGGGGAAGGGGTCGATTTCGCAGAACGCTATCGGCTCCCATCCGAGTGGCCGCCACGCGACGGTCGCGGCCTCGATGCCGCTGAACAGGCTGACGTATTTGAGTTTGCGCATGTCAGCTGTGGCGGGGTGCGTTGGATTCCTGTGTGGTCGTGGTGATGAATGACCCATCCCATGGTGTCATCGGCGGGGCTCCTCTCGTGGATTCGCGTACAGTTTTTGCGTGGACTGTTACAGTGTATCACGTGAGAGGTCGGATGGGGCGTTAAGGTCAGAATCGTTGCGGGTCGAATGTCTTGCATCCGGTGCGGTTCTCCCCGTTGGCCTCCACCACTCCGGTCGCCGTAGAGCGTCAGGCTGTTGCCGTCCACGGTTTAATCCTTGATGTTTAGGCATGCTTGACAGTAGGCCATGCCGTCCTCGTCGCATTGGATGCAGTCTGGGCAGAGCGTTGCGGAACAGCAATCGCATTCACTCAGGCATTCGCCGCAAAGCGGACGATGGCAGTTGGAGCATTCACATATGCAGTCGTCGCAGATGTGCCGCCCGCACTCTGCGCATTGGTGTGATGCGTTAACGGTCGTTTCGTCCATGTGGTCGATGCTTTCACATTCCATGATAAGGTTGCCTTTCTGTCAGTTGTTGTCGCCGCTCGTCTTCACGATCCGCGATGCTCATTTCGCGTCCTCGCTTTGATTAGGCACCTCGGACGACATGGAGCGGCAGTGGTCGGCGATCTTGCCGTATGCGTTGACTTGTCCAATCACGGCACCGTATGCGTCCATTTCATTCTGCAACAGGAGAGCGTATGCAAGCCGCCGACCTTCAGTCTCAAGCCGCTCGCACCAGTCGATGACTTCTTGCAGGGTCTTGTCCTTTTCACTCACGTTCGTCACCATGGTGTTCCTCCTAGTTTTCGTTTGCGAGAACCGCTAGCATGGTGTCATCGCATTGCAGTTTTGGCAGTGGTTGCGGTGTGCTCATATCCTCGTAGTACCTGTTCAAGGCGTGCGAGGTTGTTTGCGTGTATGGACTGTTGGAATCGTAAAATACGTTCGACCAGACATGCCGCGAGTTTTGCACGTATCGCAAGTGCGCGGGACAGAAGAATCTCGGCTTATTGTCACCGGCGAACAGGCATAGCCATTCTCCATTGTCTATAACTTCAAGGATTGCGTCTTCCTCGGTTAACTCCCAGAAGTCGTAATTCATGTGACAGTCCGGGTAGTCGCATGTCGCCAAGTAGGTTGTTTCCACTCTTATGCTCATTTGATGCTCCTTTCGGCTTCGCTCATGCGCTCATCTCCTTGAGTATGTTCACAGCTTTCACGCCATTGGCCAGATGCTTCTCACCGGCATTCACGCTGACGATTACCGGCTGGTATACGCCTTCGACCGTCAATGATTCGCGGATTCCTTCCGTCGCGCCTCGTAGTTCCTTGCGGAGCTTCGACGGTACGTATTCTAGATACCCGTCGATGATCGTGCCCTCGTCGAGTTGGACTATCGCCCTATGCCCGGCGAGCGTGCTCACGGGCAGCGTCAGCCAGTCCGTCAATGATTCACTCACGTCGTTCATTGCCACATTCCTTCCTCGTTGGTGTCATGGTTGGTGCAGTCGAAGATTCCGCGAGTTTTCTAGCGTCCCGTCTCGCCTGCCGTAACGTCTTCCTGCGGCTGCCGTTGTAGTCCGCGAACAGGTAGTCGCGTATGGACACAAACCACCATGTTTCGTCGAGTTGGTTCCACCTCCATAACGTCACCGTGTACCCGACCAGCGTGCGGTCGGGCATTTTGTAGGATTCGCGGATGCTCACGCAGTATTCCTCATGCTCGGTCATTGTCGATCTCCTTCATGAAAACAATCCAATGTGTTCCGGTGCGGTTCGGCTGTTTGTTGCCGAAAAGCGGCTTGCATGTGGTGCACTTGAGAATCTGAGAGACGGGTATCTGTGTCTCATTCCATTTGAGAATCAACACGCCATGCTCTTTCAGGACGCGGAAACACTCGCCGAACATGGTCTTGATGTCTGTTTGCCATGTCTCTCGGTCGAGGCATCCGTATTTCTGCGCCATGTAGCTCGTCTCTCCCGCATTGCGCAGGTGCGGTGGGTCGAGCACGACCATGCGGAACGTCTCGTCAGGGAACGGCAGGTCGCGGTAGTCCATCAGCATGTCTGGCTTGACTTCGAATCTTCGTCCGTCACATAGTTCCCAACTTTCGTCGCGCACGTCACCGAAGAGCACACGGCTGTCTGACTTGTCGAACCAGAACATTCGCCCGCCGCAAGCAGGGTCAAGAACTGGCTGATATGCGTTCATTTGTCTGCCTCCATTTCCTTGAGGATTCGATTGCATTCGCGGCGGATGCGTTGCACCTCGGTCTTGGTGAGGATGATGTAGTATTGGCCGGTCGATGTGCGGAAGACCATTCGCGCCATCGGCCTGCCGTCTACGGTGTTGAAGGCGTCTAGACTGAATCCGCCGTCGTCCATCCAGTTCATCTTGTGTTTCCCACCTTGTCGTTGAGTTCGAGCAGGTCGAGTTGTTCGTGGCATTTCGCTTCGATTTGCGCCCGCTTGGTCTCGTCAGTCTCCTCGCTGAGCTGGGTGAACAGGTCGCGCAGATTCTGGAGGATCCGATCGCGTTGTTCCAGGTATGTCATCTTGTTGCTCCGATCTTGTTGTTGAGCTGGTAGGCGATGTCTTGGATGCCGTCCACGAGGCTGGCGCTGCCGGCGGGTTGAGTAGTTGGCTGGTCATTTATGCGCTTCCTTGACGATCGTGTCGATGATGACGTCCACGAGGTCGGGCACGTCGATGTCCATCGGTCCGGTGATGTGTCCAAAGGACCGGCTCGCGTAGACTTCATCCCACTGTTCCGCGTATTGCGGGCGAATCATGTCACCATGCTCGCCGAATTCGTCGAAGACGGCTTCCACGCAGGCCTTGCGCAGGTCTTTGTTGTAGGTCTTGCTGTCCATCGGATGCTCCTTTGGTGTGGCTTTCAGGCTTTGAATTGTTTGATGCTGTCAATCGGCTGGATAAGGAGCATTAAGAGTTGCGTTGAGTCCATATCGAACACCGGAGCGGCTTCTTCGATTTCCTTGATTGTCAGCGGAATGCTACCGTCAAGCCGCTTGTCGACGGTGTTGAGCGCGCAACCCCACGCTCACATACACGACAATCTCATCCGGCGCGACCGACGCGGTAATGTCGGGGACCGCGAGTTCCGCCGCCCCCTCCGCGACGCGTTTGCTCGCCCAATACTGTGGGCATAGCGGACACGCCTATGCTCGCGCTCCTCGTCGGTGAGCGGTGGTGTCGGCTCGTTTTCGTTCGGGTTCATCGTCCTCTCTACCTTTCTCCGCAATCCCAACGGTCGTAGCATGCGGGGCATTCGTATTGCGCGTATTCGGGATTCCACTTGGCGTGCTCACGGCATACCCGATGCCAGCAGGCTTCGCATATCCTGCCGCAGTCCGTGCAGTTGACGCGCCTGCAATACGGGCATTTCATCGCATGCTCCTCGCATAACGGTATGCCGCAACCGCCGCAGTGGTCCACCACGTCGTCCGGCTCGTATGGGCCGTGGCTTGAATCTTCGCAGGTTTCTTTCGTGTTCATGATGGTTCCTTTCATTCCTTGCCTAGCAGTTCGAGTCCGCAGCACACCACTTCCCATACTGAGCCGTCGATAGCGATGAGCATGTCGGATATGCGGTATCTGCTCGCGTGCGGCAGTTCCCCGCCCTGGTCGACGTATGACCGCCAGTTGCAGTCGAACATGCCATAATCATCAGCGTCGGCCGCGTACGACACATCAGACGGTTCCATGCCGGCGAGCCGTTGGCGGGACTTGGGGTCGAGCGCGTGCCAGTGTCGGTCCTTGTCGTCGTAGATAAGAGACTCAAAGTCGGCGCCGTCCAGTACGGCGAGTATCGCCTTGCAGGCAGTCGTGTGGAAAGATGCTGTTCTCATGATGTTCGTCTCCTTTTCGTCAGCTCCATGCGTCCCCGTTTGACGGCAGTGGCGTTATCCCGCCCGCCGGTGAAGCCATCAAAGCGTTTTTACGTGCGACGCGAATTCCAATGCCTTCTCGCCCTTGTCGGTCAGCACGTCGAACACTTGGTCGATGTAGTATCTGCGTTCCAGCACGCCCAGATCCTGTAGTCGTTGTGATTCCTCCTCCGGGTCGACCACGCCCTGCGGTTTAAGGTCTGTCAGGATCGCGATGTCCCCCTTGTCCAACAGGGGCGGGTCGTCGGGTTCCAGCAACGCCTTCAGACGATTCGCCTTGTCCTCCAGGCCGGATACGACTGCGGCCAGCGAATCAGGCATGGCTGTATCCGCACCGTCGCACAGGCCGACCCACTGCCTGCGCTTGTCTTCCGCCTTGTCGAGGCATTTGTCCGCTGTGAGAGTGATTATCCGCACGCGGAACTCGTTGAAGTCGCAGACTCCTTTATGGCGGTCGTAATCCCGCCAGACGAAGGTGCCATTCGGACGAATCGAGCATTCGAGGAACACGAAAAGCCTGTGCTCAGGGACTTCGCGGATGTCCGCTACGCGGTCGGAGTAGCTCGATTCGACCAAAGTGAACTCCACGCCTTCCTTGCCCAGCCGGTCCAATAGGTCGCGGACGGATCGCAGGGTCTTCTCGATTTTCAACATTTTTCGTTTCTTTCTAATTGCTGTATGTCGTTAACGGTCGTGTACGTCAGGCCGACGCGACGTAGCGTTCCATGGCCTTCCGCCCCAGTTCGGTCAGCCCGTCGCGGTCAATCAAGCTCCTGTTGAACATGTTCCTATAAAACGGGTCGTCCGGGTCATACTCCAGAAGACGCTCCTTCTGCGGGTCGCGGAGGAACCTTTCAAGGCGTTCGCATTCGTAAGGGGATAAATCCATTGCAATCGGGTCGGCTTTGATGAGGTCGCGCAGTCGGTTTGCCGCATCCTCGTATTCCGCTTTCCTTCCGGCCAGCTTGTCGGGGAGAGGCATCTCGTCGGCCTGACCGTCGAGATCCCTGCGAAGATGCGTCCAGGATTTCGTGATGTTGTCCGCTTTCAGCATGTAGCCGCGAGCGAGGTCCAAAAGCAGGTTCATCCGAAACCACGCGAAGGCATCGGGATACGAATTCCACCTCATGTGAATCACGCCGTCCATGCCGACCCACGCGAAACAGCGACACGGCTCATATACGTCAATGGTCATCGCCGCATCCTCGTAATCGCTTTTCGTTTCGGCGTCCGCATCCTTGATGGACATTTCGATCCCGAGTTCATGCAAGGTGTTTTGGAGGTCACGCAGTTCCTTCAGCGTCTTCTCGATTTTCAGCATTTCCGTATCCCCCTATGTCCTCTAATGGCAGTATTCGCAGTAGCCGTAGTCGTCGTCTGCCTTCGTCGGCTCCGTCCGCTTGTCGCGGATCATCGACCACACGCCGGCGGCGGCGCCGGCCACGACGAAGAGGCATCCTGCGATTGTCAGAACGATATGTGGAATGGTCAACGTCTTGCGGCTGATTGCCGCCATGTCACGGCGTTTCCCGTCTGCGCCAACTGTTCGTATGATACGAACAGTTGCCCATGGCGTTCTCTTGAGCCGTTCCCACTGTCCGTTGTATGCGATGCCGATGTTCTCGCAGATTGGTTTCAATGCCGCGTAGATTTCACCGTCATCGGACTTTTGCGCGATCATCATGCTCCCGTTGAACGGAATCTCGACGATATCGCCGTTCATTTGGTTGCCTCCGCGTAGAGAATGTCAATCATGTCGAGGGTGTTGTATTTGGCTCGGAGTTCTTTGGAGCCTCTGCGCATGGCTTTCGCCAAATCTTTTGGAACGATCGTCATTCCCGTGGTTCCGTTTTCCATATTCTTGGGGATGATGGCGGCGAACATATCATCTGGCAGTTTTGTGAGGAGGCTTAGCGCTTTAACGGACATGCCTAACTCTCCTCGCAGATTGCACAGGTAGCCGTTGTCGGTGAGATATTCGAGCTTCTGTTGTCTGGTTTCGTTCATTTGTGGTCTCCTAGTATTCGACGGCTTCGATGCGCGTGATGAAGAAGTGGATGCCGGGGGTGCATTCGTTCCACCGGTTTGTGTCGAAGTTTTCGACGTTCACGGTTTCGCCTTTCCTGTAGTGGAAGCTACTGTCGTATCGGCTGTGTGCCGTGGTGTCCGGCGGGAGGCTGTCGCCTTGCATGTTTTGCAGGTCGAGGATTCGGGCTTTGCTGGCGCGGCATTTGCGCCCGGTGCTGTTGGAGCGTTGCGCGTCGGCTGGGATGAGGAGTTTCACGATGACCGGTGTATCGTCGTCTGTGAGGGCTTTTTTCCAGCCGATGATGTCGCCTTCGTTCGGGAGGATGCTGGTTTGGGCGGCGGTGAGTTCCGGTAGTTTTGCACCGCTCAGGATGGCACCGCTCAGGATGGCACCGGTCAGGTTGGCGCGGGTCAGGTTGGCGCGGGTCAGGTCGGCACCGGTCAGGATGGCACCGGTC